TAAAAAATTTGGCGGTCAGTCAAATGACTATCAAATTAAAGATTTATAAAAACAAATTTTTGATTAGTTAGCTTAAATAAATAAGGGAAGAACATGACTACCACTTGGACAATCTCAACACTTGATAGAGAAGTTTCTACTGGCTTTGTAACTACAGCTCATTGGCAAGCTACAGCAGTAGATGGTGAGCATACAGCTTCTATTTATTCCACTTGCTCATGGGCTAACGGAACACTAACAATTCCCTATGCAGACCTAACACAAGAAACTGTGCTTGGATGGGTGTGGGCTAATGGTGTAGACAAGACAGCAACTGAGACTGCTTTAGCAACTCAGATTGATTTGCAGAAGAATCCTGTTCAAGCGACAGGAACTCCTTGGTCTGATGCGCCATGAGCGATGTAAGCCATGAGCAAATCTATGAGCGTCTACTAGCTGTTGAAGCAAAGGTAGATGAGATAGATAAGAACACTAAAGACCTTGTGGAAGCTATTGACGCTGCCAAGGGTGCTGTAAAGGTTCTTAACTGGATAGCATCTATTGCTCAACCAGTTTTGTGGATTGGTGGGTTAGTCATTGCTGCTGGTGCTGTATGGCAGACTTGGATTAAAAAATGAAAGATTGGGCTTTAGCTTTTACGAGCGCAGCCCTTTTTTGCATTACTGTCATCTGGTGTGTCTACATTATTGTGTGGGCATGGTATTAGCGTTTTTGTTGGCTGTAACTATTGAGTACAGATGTGTTAAGTGGGTTTGGGTTGGCGATGTGTACAACCGAAAAGTCTACTGTATTGAATGGAAAAAGGTAGATAAGAAATGATAGACCCCATCACAGCACTAGCTGGCATACAGTCAGCAATCAGCATGGTCAAGAAGGCAGCAGGAGTTGCCCAAGACCTTTCTTCCCTAGCACCCATGATTGGGAAGCTATTTGACGCTAAGTCAACTGCTACCAAAGCAATGCTTCAAGCCAAGCAGTCTGGTAAAGGCTCGAACATGGGGACTGCTCTCCAGATTGAGATGGCACTAGAGCAAGCCAGAGCGTTTGAAGAAGAACTAAAGATGTTGTTCATGCAGACAGGCAAGATTGATGTTTGGAACAAGATTAAGGCTCGTCAAGCAGAGATGGACTTGGCAGATGCCAAAGAAATAAGTGCATTAAAGAAAGCAGAGAAAGCAGCCAAAGAGAAAGAGCAAGAACAACTAGAAATTGGTTTGGCAATAGGTGGAATCTGTTTTGTTTTGTTTTTAGTCTTTGTTGGTGTAAATGAGATGATGGAATTCTGTGCAACTACTCGTAGATGTGGCAGATGAATGAGTACCAAAAGACTTTTGACCTATGCCTAAAGATATTCGTTTACGGAGTAGTGGCACTTTATTTCTTGGGTTTTCTGAAGTTCTTACCTGATGACTTGTCTGACAGAATTGTCAATCTCTTACTTGGAAGGATTGGTTTAGGCAAATGAGAATTACCACTTACCAACAAAATGCTCAGATGTTGTCAGATGCTCACAGAGTAATTCACCAACAGAATATGAAACGCTTGGCAGAGTTAAACCAACAGGCTCAACAACAACAGAAAGTCCAAGAGATTAAAACTCAATGGGCTAAAGTGGATGTAAAAGTATGAAATATTTGATTATTTTTATAGCACTTATGCTATCGGGATGTGAAGACAGGTATCGGTATAAATGCCAGAATCCTGATTACTTCCATGCCGAGGAATGTCAAAAGCCTAAGTGCTTGTTTACTCAGATGTGTCCAGAATACTTAGTAGCACCAATATTGGAGAAAAAAATCAATGATATCCAGCCAGAAGCCAAACCTAACAACTGAAGAATTTGAAGTTAGGGTGTGGGGTTTTGTGGTCATTGTGGTGACCTGTATCCTGTGCTTTATTGTTATTGCTTTGCTCTATTCTGTGACATTCGTAACACAGCCTATCAAAAGCATGGCCCCGATTGACATGGCCTACACCAAAATGTTAAATGACATTGTTCTGCTTATCGTTGGCGGTATTGGTGGCGTAATGACTAAGAGGGCTGCTGGCGCAGTCTCCAGAGCGTTTAATCCTACTCCTCCTATGCAACCTACTTGCTACGGAAATAATCAGTCCTATGGCTCATCTTATGCGCCTCCGCAATCTGCGTATGGTTTGCCTAGTCAACCTTTCGGTGCAATGCCAGTTTGGAAGAATCCAGACTTAGATGAATCATGGACTCCTCCTCCTCCTCCGACTACGCCTCCAGAGCATCTTGAGGATGACCAAGAGCGTGAAGAAATAGCACAAGCTAGAAAAGAGGCTGACTAATGTTACCTATTCCACTTCCTTGGTTAATCGTAGGTGTTTTGGTATCTCTCTTTGGTACATACCGAGTAGGACACCACTATGGATGGCTAGAACGTGATAACGACATGAAGATAGCCATTGCCAAAAAGAACGAGGAGGCTCGTCAGATAGAGCAAAACATGAGCGAGAAACTTAACCAACAATCTGTGAAATTACAGGAGGCTACCAATGCTATCAATCAAAAGACTACTGCCCTTGCTGTCGCTAATCGTGCTGGCAAGTTGCGCCTCTGCCCCTCAAGTAACGTACAAGCCTCCACAAGTTCCTCCGTTACCAGCGCAGATACAAAAGCAACCAGTCAACCTGACAGACCGACTGACACAGCTTCTGATGCCGAAAGAGCAACCATCGAAGCCATCGCAGAAATAGTCGCCCAAGGTGATAGGAACACGGCAGCGTTAAATGCTTGTGTGGACTCATATAACTCAATGAGAGATTTGATAAATGGTAAGTCCTGACCAACTTAAAAAGATGCACATAGACCCATCTCTAGCAGATGCGTTTAATGAAACATTTGATAGATTCGGAATTAGCACACCTGTCCAACAAGCAAGTTGGATTGGTCAATGTGGGCATGAGTGTGGTAACTTTAAGATACTTGAAGAAAACTTAATGTATCGTGCTGCTACGCTTTTAAAGTTGTTTCCTAGAACACCAAAACGAGCATGGGGTTTTACACCAGAAGAAGCTGCTGCCTATGAGCGTCAACCACAGCGTATTGCCAACAGAATCTATGGCAATCGTATGGGTAACAGGGATGAGGCTTCTGGGGATGGATTTCGTTTCCGTGGGTCTGGATTTCTTCAGCTAACTGGACATAGCAACTTCTTCCATGCAGGGCAAGCCTTGGGTGAAGACTTTGTGATGCAACCAGAGTTAGTCAGAACACCTAAATACGCTGCTATGACAGCAGGGTGGTTTTGGCAAACACACAAGCTAAATCAATTTGCTGATAGTCGTGACTTCTTAATGATGACTAAGAAAATCAATGGAGGCACGATTGGTCTGGATGACAGAATCAAACACATCAATCATGCCTTGGATATTATTGCTTAACAAAAACTCCATCTTCATTAAGATAACCTTTTCTGTTTTTAATCTCCTCGTATGCGCCTTTAAAGCACTCTACAAGGTCTAAATCAGCACAAGCACAACCCATTACTAGGGTTACAAGAATATCTCCGTATGCGTCTGCCATTTCAGCACGATTACCATTTTCGATTGCGCCTAGCAATTCATTGACTTCTTCAACAGTTTTCCATGCTTGGGCTTTTGCTGTGCTATTCTGAACGATTCCTCTTGCTTCACCCCATTGGATGACTTTTATTTCTACATCTGCGTATGACATGACCACTCTCTTTCATTGCGTCCTGAGTTAGATTTAACTGTTTTACCTGTTAGGTGGATAAGACCTAAGACTTTCATTTCGTTTAAGCGTCTAGCGACTTGATTACCATCTAGATTAGTCAACGATGCTATGCCATCCTTACCAAGAGAGCCATGCTTTTGTAAGCACTCTAGGATAACTTGATGGTGCTGAGAGACAACTGGCTTAATTGCCTCTGCTGCCTCAAATGAAGTAAGTGGGTCTGTGCTTCTCACTCTTGGGAAGTCAGGAAACACTCTGTCAAATAACTTTTTGTAATCCATTACTTTCTCCTTTAGGTGAGGGGAAGACTGCTCGTCTGCAAGCTAGGAAAATCCTTTGCACAGCCCTCCCCTCGTTAACTTAAAATTCTGTTTTTAGTCAAAACGGAATGTCTGCATCGTATTCTTGTTTAATACCTTTCTTAGGCTTATTTAAAGAAGCATCAGCGTTCTTATTCTTTAAAGATAGAGACATAAATTTATTTCCATCTTTGCTTAGTTTAATCCAAGCAGATAGCCAATACTCCACACCCTCTACGTTTACAGACCCTTTGTAGTCTGGAAACTTAGCATCGTCTTTCCTGTCGTTCTTAAAGAGAGAACCCCTATTAGTATTATCGTATTCCATAATTAACCTTTCGCATTTTTTAATGCACTTCTTACTTTACTAGGAAGCAATGTCCATAGAGCAACTTTCTGTTCGCTATCTAAGTTCTCTGCTTCCAACTTCACCCAAGCACTCTTAGGTTCTTCTTTCTCACAGAGAGCAATTAACTCCATTGCTAACTCTCTGAGATAATTCTGTTCATCCTCTGGGATGGTATCCATTGCACCCTGAGTAGGTGTGATGATTATCTTTTCTTCCTTTATGGGCGCAGAGGAATCCAAAGCGTCATGCTCAACGATTTCCATTGCTGTAACCCACAGGTAGCGTCTGGTGTATGTCTCGACTGCACCAAGGTTCTGGATAGGATGGCAGCCCTTTAGATTGGCTTCTGCCATTGGGCTAGTGATGATGATGTTAGTGCCATCGTCTGTGTCTGTGATGGTCAGGCTTGCTATCTCTGAATCATAGGAAACTACGCCACATAAACCAACTTCATTAAAGATTGCATTTATCTCTGGCATGAAGTCACCAAGTTCAAAGTAACTGTAGCCAGCAAACTTATTGTGACCAGATTTTTTCAAGGGTGCGTTTTGCAAGAGGATTCTTGCTTGCATTAACTTCTTGTGTACCATTTTAATTTCCTTTACTTAAATATTCTTCAATCATTGCTTCTTTGTCTTCATCGTATAAATCCTCGAAAGGTACGAAGTGGTTTTCTGAGCAGCAAACATATTTGTCGCCCTTGGGTTCTGTGCAGTAACAGCAGTAGTCATCATGTGACAAGTCTTTGATAGCATCTTGTCTTGTAATCATTGGATTCTTTCGATAGGCTTTGCTACAAGCCATTTGTCACCCAACTGGCGTACTGACTTGACCCATTGTTTTTGGTAGCTTCTAATGACTTCTGGAGGTGCATCGTAAGTGCGAAATATCTTACGGACGTGTACGAGATAACGTACGTTCATATTAGCCTCTCCATGCCAGTAGTACACCGATACCGCCAAAGATAACGATGGCTAACACATACTCAACTAGCGTCTGAATAATCTTACTTTTCATCTTGATTTCCTTAAAAATACCCACTTACGATTTGTTGTGGGCTGACGTGAGTATAGCAAAGTAAACAGACTATTTGTCTAGGTGCTTTCCCTAAGTCAACATTTTGTTGATTTTGCTATACTTCTTGGATGGACAAACAAACTGCTATCACACTTGCTGGCTCACAGAGTGAGCTTGCTAGAATCCTCGGCATAACTAGGGCTGCTGTCTTTTTATGGAAGAAAGTTCCCCAGTTGCGCATTTATCAACTAAAAGAACTCAGACCAGAGTGGTTTAAATGACACAAGAAGCAGTTATCAGAGCATTACAGAATGGCCCACTCACATCCTACCAACTAGAGGATTTAACAGGCATACCAAGATTGTCCATTGCAGCTTGTTGCACCAAGATGAGTTACAAGAAGAAATTAACAATTGGAAAAGTTAAGATGGGACGTTCTTGGGTTTCTCAGTTTACCCTTGCACCACACATGATTGAGGCTCAAAAGGCTGATGAGCCTTACGACAAGCTAAATCCTTTCGACATTCGCAATGCCAAAGGTATCTTTTCTAAGGCTGAATATGCGGTAATGAACGCCCAAGCTAAAAGACTGCTTGGCAAATCATTTTCAGAAGATATTACAAATAACCAGTTTATTTGATACAATGTTTTGAAACACGGCTAGGTGCGAAGTCATGAGCGTACCGAAAAGGGTTCACCCTTTCCCCTGCCGAGGTTTCTTTCCAAAGGGCGTTATAAAGCGGTGAAATTATGCTATTACAGCCAAAGAATTGGGCAGTCTTTCAACATTACAAAGACAGATGCCCTCCGTGGATAAAACTACATCGTGACCTGTTAAACGACAGAGCATTTATGCGCTTGCCTATTGCTAGCAAAGCGATAGCACCTATGCTCTGGTTGCTTGCAAGTGAGTCAAAAGATGGTGTTTTTGATGGCTCACTAGATGAGCTAGTCTTCCGATTGCATATCTCAGAAAAAGAATACAAAGATGGTGTTAAGCCATTGATTGATAACGACTTCTTTAATGTTGTTAGCGGAGTGCTAGCAGAACGCTTGCAAACTGCTATCCCAGAGACAGAGAGAGAGACAGAGACAGAGACAAAGAAAGAGAAGAAGACACTCGGCAAACGCCTCGCTTCTGATTTTAGTTTTCCATTGGAGTGGGAAGAATTCTGTAAACAGACAAGACCAGAACTTAGCCCTGTTAAAACCTTTGACCAGTTCAAGGATTATTGGATAGCCCAAGCAGGTCAGAAGGGTGTGAAACTGGATTGGTTTGCTACTTGGCGTAATTGGGTGAGAAGCACTAACGCACCTAAACAAAATCCTTACGATGTTGTGAGGCTCACAGTTCCGAGCAGAAATGAGCCTGACCCTGCTTTACTTAAAATTAAAGAAGATGCGAAAAAGGCTGCGCCATTGCCAGACCATATTCGTCAGATTATGCAAAACATGAAAGGTAGGGCATGAATGAGTTGGCTCTTTTCGCAGGCGCTGGTGGAGGAATACTTGGTGGACATTTGCTCGGATGGCGAACAGTCTGTGCCGTTGAATGGGAAGCCTATCCAGCAAGCGTACTTGTCGCCAGACAAAATGACGGACTTCTCCCGCCTTTCCCAGTATGGGATGACGTACAAACCTTTGACGGAAAACCTTGGAGAGGAATTGTTGACGTTGTATCTGGAGGCTTTCCGTGCCAAGATTTGTCAGCCGCAGGGGGGGGGGCTGGCCTTGACGGAGAACGAAGTGGATTATGGAAAGAGATGGGGAGGATTATTGGCGAAGTTAGACCTAGATACGTCTTTGTGGAGAACTCCCCAATGCTCGTTAATAATGGACTCGACAGAGTGCTTGCAGACCTTTCCAAATTGGGGTTTGATGCGAGATGGGGTATTGTGGGAGCAGACTATGTTGGCGCACCCCATAGAAGGGAACGATTTTGGTTGGTGGCCCACTCCCGTAGCTTCCGATTACATGACAGGCCAAACAAACGGAATAACTTATACAGGCAAAAGATTTGTGAGAACAAGTCACAAAACTGGCACGGAGTTTGGGGCGAAGCTAACAAGTGCTTATCGACTGATGACTGGAAATCATTTGCCAGCGAATTTCTCGGAGTGGATGATGGGATGGCCTCAAGATTGGACAGAGTTAAAGCCTGTGGGAACGGACAAGTTCCAGAAGTGGCAGCAACTGCGTGGGGAATCCTAAATGACTTTTGAATGGCCTACAAATGACTCCAGCAGAATTGGAACACTTCAGAAACTGCGAAGCCCAAGAGTGGATACGCAGGTTCAACAAAAAGAAATTGACGATTGGCTCAACCAAAGCGTTGCTCTGGTGGCAGGGTGTGTGCGTGGACTTGGAACGAATCAGAGGAAAGTCAGATACTTTGCTTTTGAGGGACAGAATGACGAGGTTACGAAA